GAGGCCAACGCGCTATCCGCGTTTGCCCTGGTTTGTTGCTCCGTCTGGATTTCGGCGGTGTTACTATTTACCTTGGTTTGGAGCGACGTGATGCGGCTGGATAGCCCATTATCAGCGTTGATACGCGCTGTCTCCTCGGTTTGTATCGCCGTGGTGTTTTTGTCTACCGTCGATTGCAGCGTCTTGCGGGCGTTGGCCTCCGCCGTATCAGCGGCGGCCCTCGCGGTTTCTTCCGCTTGTATCGCGGCCGTGTTCGAGTTTACCTTGGTCGCGAGGGTTTGCCTGGCTTGAGCTTCCGCGCTGTCTGCGTCCGCCCTTGCCTTCGCTTCTGTCTGTATTGCCGCCGTATTACTGTTTACCGTACTTTGGAGCGTGTCGATACGCGTTGAGAGTGCACTGTCAGCGTTTGCTCTTGTCGTGGACTCGGTTTGTATCGCTGCTGTGTTTTGGCTCACTTTCGAGGCCAGGGTTTGCCGTGCTTTTGCTTCCGCTGTATCCGCATCGGCGCGGGTCTGCGCCTCAGTTTGTATTGCGGCAATATTACTATTTACGGTGCTTTGAAGCGTCGTGATACGGTTTGATAGCGCGGTGTCAGCATTGGCGCGGGTTGTCTGTTCTGTCTGTATCGCGGCAGTGTTACCGTTTACCGTACTTTGAAGGGTTGTGATGCGGTTGGATAGCGCTGTATCAGCGGTAGATCGCGCCGTCTGCTCCGTTTGTATCGCAGCCGTGTTTTGCCCCACCTTCGCCGCCAGCGTCTCCCGTGACTGAACCTCGGCGCTAAGATCGTTTGCAACCGCCGTAATCTGCTCTTCGTACAATGCGCTGTTTTCATTTATGATGGCCAGCAGCTCAAGCCGATAGTTTGCCACGGCCTCATTTGTGTCGTCTATACGCGCATTCAGCTCTTGCCGGGCCAGGGCCAGCTTGATTCTACGTTCTTCCTGCCCCTCATGCTCGTTCACGCTGTTTTGAAGCGAGGCGGCTGTTAAATCGTCGATCTGTCCCTGAATGCCCTCGTAATCTAGAACCTGCTGTGATATGCGCCCGTTGAGGGCGTCGATTTCCACCTCTGCGCTCTGAAGGCGCGTATTTACGCCGTCCACGGTGGTTTGATCTGCTTTGAGCGCAATGGCACTGTTGAGGCCGTCAATACGGACTTCTGCGCTATTGAGCCGCTGTTGGAGCGCCGTCACCGTCGTTTCATCGGCCTTCAGTGCTATGGCCGCATTCGCGCCGTCGATATCGATTTCTGCCTGCGTGATGCGAAGTTCGAGGTCTTGCAGCGCCAGGTCGGACATGCTGGATTGACCGATGTTAACGAAGTTGATTTGATACTCTTGCCCAACGGCAGAACCAATGAAAAGCCTTATTCCCGTGATCGTCGAATCTTTCCAGTCATGTCCCCCCGCCGAGAGTTCGTGCATGTTGATTTGGATGGAGCGGGTGAAAGATATGTCACCGACTACGTTTATTCGGCGCATGTAGCTATCCGAATATCCGTGGTCCGGGGTTTTGTACTGGACCTTTATGGCGGCGTTGATCGTCCCCGCCGTCTGTGAAAACTGGAGCCCGATGATGTTGTTTACGCTGCCGGGGATGGAAAAATCCGGCGACGTGAGCGACGGAGTTGCCGCCGTGATAACATACTGCATCCCGCCGGGCTGGGCCGTGAGTGTGGCATTTTGCGCTGTCCACCCGCCCAGGGTGCCGTTGAATTTCCATTCTTCGGTGGCGATGATCGCGGCAATGATCGAGGCAACGGATTCATCCACATATGCACGCGAGGCTTTGAGATTGATGTCAGCCGTTTGGGCATCTAGCCTCTGCTCGACGTTGCTAAATTGATACCCCGTCTCGGTTTTCAGATCTTCAAGGGCTCGGATAACTACGGTGCCCTCTTCGGGGTTAATCTCCATCCCGGCCCAGCGGAACACGTCCCCGACATAATCCGCCTGATCTGCCAGGCGCAAAACGCCCTCGGCGATCATGTCCATTGCCGTTGAGAGGTTTTGCTTGATTTCATTGCGGTTGTCCGTGATTTGTCCCTGAAGGTCTGCCTGTATCGTGGGTATCGTTATCTCTTTGATTTCTGTGATATCCGTGTTAATTTCGGTGATATCCGTGTCTACGTCTTTTAACTTGATATCCACATTCGCGAGCTTCACGTCAATATCGTCCAGGTCAACGTTTATATCCTGCAATTCAAGATTGATATCACGGATGTTGATTTCAAGCGGCTCTATGCGCGTGTTAAGCTCTTCCAGCGCCTCAAGGAGCCACGGGTTTTCCGCTATATAGCCCGTTATCCAAGCCTCGGCGCTTTCGGGGTCTATCACGCACGGAGTGCCCGCTTGGCTGTTGTAATCGGACTTTTGGCCGGTATAGTTCACGGCGCGTACCCAATACCATTTTGTGCCGCCAGCCGGAAGCAGCCGCGTGAAACTATTGGCGCGAGTTTGCCCTACCAGAGATGCCGTCGCCAGCTCGTCTTTGTCGTTTTCCCACACCTCGATATGGGAAAGATCTGAATTTGTTGGGTTCACCCATTCCAGCGATGCGAAGCCAAAAAGCCCGTTGGCGCGGAGATTCGTCGGGGCATCCGGCGGTATCCCGTTCCCTATTACGATGCCTTCAGATGTGGCATAAACCCAATCGGACGGAGGTGCGCTCGTGTAAAGGGCACGGACGCGGACAGAATACAGCCCCACAGTCTCACGCAACGGACACTGGGCGGTAGTTTCAATCGTGTTACGCCGCTGCTCCCAGAGCCCCTGATCATATTTCCACTCGACCTCGTAGGATGCTGGTTTTTGCCCGCGATAACTCCAATTCGCCCAAAGCTCAGGCACCCACTGCCCCGTGGTGGAATAATACCCGCTCGGGGTGAGCGCCAGCCCCGCAATACGATTGGAAGGCAGAGAGTAATCAATGATCGGCGGCACGCCGTCTTCGGTATAGAGCGCCGCGATATATTCCGTACAGGTCAGCGTCACGTGCAAATCCCCGCTGCGGCTCATTTCCTGCACGCGGAATGGTTTCGCAACGGCCTGCATCTCCCCAATGGCAAAAACGTCGTAAGGGGATAACCCAGCAGCGCTGGAAATTGTAATCATGTTGGTTGCGCCGCTTCCCGTCGCCGTCCGCTGTAAGATGCTATCATCAGACTGGCGGCGAATCATAACGTTGTAAGTTACTCCCGCATCTAGATTGAGCGTGTGATCGACAACCACTTGATTCCCCTCGACGGAGAGAATGCGTCCACCCTGACCCCATCGGGGAACGTCGTGCTGGACAAGAATCACGTCACCAACCTGACAAGCAATCGCGTCGATATCCGCCGTGAAGGTGATCGTTCGCAAAATATAGCGGTTCTGGTTCAGGCGGTACAGGCCCTCCTGCCAAGCCGCGTCGAAATTCGTTATGCCCGTAAGCTCAACGGATACGGGGTTTGCTCGGTTGTCGGCATCATCGAACCCGTGCCCGTACACGGTGATCTGTTCTCGCTCGAAGTTTTTAGCCTCGTTCAGGAAGGAGATTTCAACGGCATTGGCTCGCCCTTCCACGCTCAGGAACTCGCCGCTAAACGAGCCGGCTACAATATTCCCCATGCTAAAAAGCTGCACGGGCTCGGAGGGCTGGTCCCAAATGCATGAAATCTTTGTCCCCCGCATCACGACAGCACCGCGAGCGCTTGCGGAAACGTCGTTTACCCACTGCCAAAGATCTTTTGTCTCGTCTACGAGCAGATTCATCACGATGGGGCCACGGTTGCCCAGGGTTTGTTCGTTCCACGCCGCCCAAGCCGCGAAGGCGGTGAGGTCCATACGCTCTGGCGGCTCTCCGAAAACGTGAACGGTACCATCAAGAAAACGCGCCTGTACGCAAAGATCGTAGATAATCCATGCGGGGTTGCGTGCGTTCTTCCACTGCCACATCCCGTTCATGTACACGAGTACGTTGTTTCGCGTTTGCCTCCAGGTTACGGTGGGGGTGCTGCTATTGAGCTGGTCCGTCGCTTGCATCTTGATTCCGATGAGCGCCTTTCCGGGGTGTACCATCGGGGATTCGACGATGGACGTGAGAGAGGTCCATACTGTGGTGTTCTTATCTTTCGTCGGGTGGGCCCCGTCTTTTGCAAACATGCGCCCCCGAACGCGGTATTTGCCTGGCGTGAGCTTGCCCGTCCTCCGTGCCCGCGTAAACGGCTTTGACGTGGCCCCCTCGAACTCTTCAGTGAACCAATCTACCCAGCCGCCCCATACTCCGGGCGACGTCTGCATGGAATACTGAAACTCCGGTTTCACCCAGTGAGATTCTGGCCCGGAACGGGTTTCGGGATACCACCCCATGCCCTCTGGGAAATCCAACGTGACCTCAAGGTAATCCGCGGTATCCCCTTCAAGCTCAGCCGTGAACCACTCGCCGGGGGTATCCTTCTGCTCTTCGCCTTCCGAGTTGGTCGCACATTTCATCGTCACCCCGACATACTGCGTGTCATACAGATTCTCGAACCCGCTGATCGGCGTCTGTGAGTTATCGCCGGGCCGGGTATCCCACGTTACATTTTGAAAATTCTCCGCCGGGTTGTCATTGATTCGGATATCGGAAAACTCCGTTATGGGACCTTGTCCGCCGCAAAGCAGCAGCTCCATATACTGGGTATCCCCATCCACACGGATGTACTGATTCAGAATTTGCCCCGCCGTGCGAACGGTTCCGTATGTGATGGGGATCACCGCGCCCTGGGCCGTGATGGGCTGAAGCGAGCCCCACCTGTATGATTCGGTATCCTCCGCCTCTTTCATTTTTGGCCCGAAGGCGTTGGAAATGAGCTGGCCGCCCACCATGAGCGTGATTCCGCCCGCGAGTTTCCCGGCGATAGCAGAGCCGCCGAACATCCCCGTGACCCCCGGCGCAACGACGCCGAAAGCAAACGCGGCCAACGCAATACCCGCCAGGATAGCGAGCGGGTTCTTTCCCCCGTTGCCACCGCCGCCCCGCAACACGGGACAAACGGCGACATAATCGCCCGGCGCGACAAGCTGCGCGGGGATTTCATCCGGCGCAAACACGCGGCCATTTATCGAGGCATGATATTCGAGGTCCTCCCCGATGCTTACATGTTCGGAGAGAAAATCATGAAAAGGGCGGGGCGCATCTAGCTTTACGCTCGTAATATCGCGGTCTCTAATGTCAAACGGATTCTTTATGACTACAAGGGTAACGGACATGTATAAAATCCCTCGATTCTTCTTCGCCATGCGGGGGACCGGATAAGTTCTATCACCACCCCCGTTTTCTCGCGTGTGTGTAAAAATTTCCCATCTCCAATGTAGACCCCGACATGATTCACGAACGTGGCGTTAAACCGAATCGCAACAACCGCTGGTGTCGGGATATCCGGCGGCTCGTGCCGCGTCCATTTGGGCCGCTCTTCAAGGAACCCCTCATAGAACCGCACAAAGTCATAACAGCAGCCCGTGTAATTTGGAAGGTCCACGCCGTATCGCCGATAGACTTCACGCACGAGGCCCCAGCAGTCGTATGCATCCGGCCCGCGCCCGCCGTCCTTGAACGGGGCGCCAATAAGATCAACCACGCGCTGCATACATACCACCTTGCGGGATTGCGGGCTCGCCGCCGAAACGCTGCGAGTTATTCCGCTCCTTGCACGCGGAAAAACTTTTATCGCATTCCGTAAATGCTGATGTCGCCTTGCATTCTGGCCCCTTGTATTGGAATGGGCAGAAATTTTTCAGGAAGCGCCGCAAAGGTACACGGCGGAATAGGTTTACCGCACCGGTTAAGGTGAAGCTCACCCACTGCTCATCATAGCTCGTAGATTGCACGCTAAATTCTTCATCGAGTTCGGGGAGCGTGAGGTCCAAGTGGTTTGACATCACAACCATGAGACGAACCGTTGCCCCAACGCCGCCCCCGGCTTGCTCGACGTAGCTTTCCACCGTGCGGGTTACGTTGGATACTTTGATCGTGAAATTCGGAAGCTCGCCGCTGGCGCTTTGACGCGGGGCGTCAAGCTCGAAAGGAAACGCCGTCCACGTCTCGCCATTCCACGTGATATCTTCCGTGTTCCGGCAAATCCGCAACACAACGCCCTCCGTGACATAAATCTCCGCCAGAAGAATCCACGCCCCATCCGAGGCCAGTTTATTTTTTTCGATGATCGCAACATTAGATAAATCAAGCATTTCTACACCTGCTCAAGCGTAAGGGAGACATTCCAACAACTCATCACGGTGTGCCGCGCTTTTAGCTCGCCCTTGAAACGGACGTTATAAGTCTTCCCCTCTTTTACGTTCGTCCAGTTGAACGGAAGCGAGCCGCCCAGGGCCAGCTCATAGAATGCACGCAGGGCCCGATAATCAGAGCCCCGCATGTTTGCCCAGGTGAGTTCCCATGTCCGCCTCATCCGTGTGAATCTTGCCCGCGTCTGTACTATGCCCGTCCCGAACTCCGTACTGATCGCGGGGTCTTCCGTGGTTTCATCGAGACCGCTTGGAAGCTGCACATTTGGCCAGTCCATGGTATCACCTCCGTCTAAAATTCTGGGTTATGGGGCCATTCGTGGCCTGATCGCGCAAGATT